TCAACTGGATTTACTTTAGATGAAACAGGTATTTGGACTAACTATGCAAATGATGTATATATCTACTACGCTCATGCCTAATTTACTGTTGAATAATAAACACCGTTTAGAATCAATGTATCTAATTTGAAAACATGACTGAATATCGTAAACAATCAGACGGAACAATAGTAGTTGGTCCTTCTGCTTTTAAAAATTTATTTCCTAATACAAGTTTTCCAAGAGTACTTGATGAAACTTTAGTTAATAGTCTTGGTTACGATTGGGTTTATGATGGTGCTCAACCATCTGTAACACCTCCTTACGAAAGTGTTGCTCGTGATGGAGTAGAACAAGTTTCTGGTAGATGGCAAACAAAATTTAAAGTAGTAACCGCTGACGCTGATGGAAAAACTGCAATAGACAATAATGCTGCTGTAGGAAAAAGAAATGAACGTAATCAACTATTAAAAGATAGTGATTGGACACAATTAGCTGATAAAGGTGGATTATCTGATTCCAAAGTTACAGAGTGGGCAACTTATCGTCAAAGCCTTCGTGATTTACCTACTGCAAGTGGCTGGCCTCATACACATACCCTTCCAACAAAACCTAGTTAAGGCTCTATAGATTAGCCACTTTAGAATAGAAAAAATAATTAGTAGTCTTATACCTAAATGGCTTACATTGGAAGACAGCTGGCACGAGGAGAGAACAGACTCTTCGATGATATATCAGGTAGCTTTAACGGAAGTACAACAACTTTCAACTTAACAATCTCGTCAGTCGCCACTTCAACTGCTACGCCATTCCAACTCTTTGTGAGTCTTGGTGGTGTAATGCAGAAGCCGAATACAGACTTTACGACTGCAGGTAATCAGATAACATTTACTACTGCACCAGCTGCTGGTCTTTCTTGCTGGATCATGATGCAGGGAGACACGATTGATTCGGCTGCTATATCAGATGCGTCAGTAACTCCAAGTAAAATTTCAGGCAGTGGTGACTTTGCATTCCCCGCTGACATTCGTTTAAAAGATGCAGATGGTTCACATTATTTAGGTTTTCAAGCTCCTTCTACAGTAAGTAATAACGTCGTATGGACTTTGCCAGCAACAGATACTTCAGTTAGTGGATATGTTCTTGCTAGTGACGGATCGGGAAATTTATCTTGGGTACAAGCAGGTAATAATTCAAGTCCATCATTTACTGGAGACGTAACATTAACTAATGACGGTTCGATTGTAGGATTTTCAAGTTTACATGGAACTTATACAGGAAGTGTAAAAACATACACGGTTATAGTTGCAAGTAAAACTGCTGCACATAGGTATAACGGTCAGGGTAGTGGACTTGGTTACAAAATAAACGGCAAGGAAGCACCTTTTTTAACCTTGACTCCAGGTAGGACATATAAATTTGATCAATCAGATGGCTCAAACTCAGGACATCCATTTCGTTTTTATTTAGAAGCTGATAAAACTACTGCTTATACAACAGGTGTTACCACTAATGGAACACCAGGATCTTCTGGAGCATATACACAGATAGTCGTTTCAGACACAACTCCACAGGTGCTGCACTATCAATGTAGTGCCCACGGCTATATGGGTAACGCAGTACAAACAAACAGTAATGTTTCTTCTGGGGCTGTAACTAATTTAACGGTTTCTAGTAATGCAGTTATTACTGGTGATCTTACTGTTAATGGCACTACAACTACGATTAACACTCAAACACTTGACGTAGAAGACAAAAATATAGTTATAGGTAAGGTTTCATCCCCTAGTGATACGACTGCCGATGGAGGAGGTATAACTTTAAAAGGCAGCTCCGACCACACATTTAACTGGGTTAATGCTACAGATGCATGGACTTCTTCTGAACATTTACATCTAATCGACAGTAAGAAGTTATTTGTTGGTGGTGCATCAGGAACAACTGATGGACTTGAAATTGTACATGATGGTTCAAATAGTATTCTTAATGATTCAGGAACTGGTACTCTTCAGCTACAGACAGGTGGTTCAACTAAATTAGAAATACAGTCTGGTGGAATAAACGTAACGGGTGCAATTAATGTTAACGGTGCAGCTTTATCTACTGCTCCAACCATAACGGCTACTGCATCAGGTTCAATATCAGCAAATGCACCTGTCATAATAAACAGCAGTGGTCAAGTAAAAGCGATTACTCAAACTTCTGCTTCTTTAGGAAGTGTTGATGACATTGATACTAGTAGTAATGCATATTTTTATGGTGGTACTAGTCCTATTAGTTATGATGCTTCACAAGATCTCTTAATTGCAGGCGTAAGATATAGCACAACAATATATATTTATGGTGGAACTGTTTCAGGTACAGATACTTCTTGGCAAACTTCTGGCGCATCAAGTACTGGTAGTAATCGATATTATCCAGTTATAGCTTCTGATGGAAACGGCTATGCGTTGTTGGTATATAAAAATAGTCAATGTCATGGAAGAATTATTAGATTTCAAGGAACCTCTCAAACAATGGGTTCTGAAACACAAATTCAAGATAATAGTTCTCAGTGTGAAGTTCCTGCTGTTCTTCATCTTGAGGGTGCATATTTTGCAGCTGTTTACAATGACGAGAACCCTAGTCCCGATGAAGGAAGATGTAGAATTTGTCAACGAGGTAGTGGTACTTCGACTTCTTTCACAATGGGATCAGTGACTGCCTTTTCAGGAGGAGGTGAAGCTGATGACCCTTACAACTTCGCCTTGGCAAAGATAAGTGGTACTAAATTTGTAATTCTTTGGTCTTCAGGTACTAATAACGCTGTTTACGCCAAAATTGGGACAAGAAGCGGAACCTCTGTATCGTTTGGTACAAGATCTACAGTTGTAAGTGGTACCCACGGAGAACAACCCACTATTGCTTATGATTCACTTAATGATCAGCTTGTAGCTGTTTACCGCAACTATTTAAAAATAGGTACAATTTCTGGTACAACTATTAGTTGGGGAAGTGCAATTCAATTCTCAAGTAATAATACACTGTATCACGCTGCAGAGTTCTCAGATTCTGGACAATTGCTTATAGGTTATAAAGATGCTGCAAATGCTGGTAAGTATAGAACTGCCACGTATAATGCTGCAAAAACAGACTTTACTTTTGATAGTGAAGCTTACTTCAGTACTGGAATCACTAACTTAGTACACTTTTCTCGAATGGAAAGTGGAAAAGTTGCAATAATGTATCAAAATGGAAGTGCTTCTCAGAAAGCCCAAACAAGAATAAGGCAAATGGCATCTACTGATTTAAATCAAGATAATTTTATTGGGTTTAGTTCAGCAGGATATACTAATGGTCAAACAGCTACTATAAATGTAGTAGGAAATACAACAACACAGTCAGGTCTTACTCCAGGTGAAAAATACTTTGTTCAAGATAATGCAACATTAGGTACTTCTAAGGATACATTTGACGTTATAGCAGGGAAAGCACTTACAAGTACTTCCTTATTGATAACACCTGCATGATGGATTTATTTATTTCTTTTCCTTCTTTATATTTTCATCCTGAGACTTGGGAAAAACCTTTAATACCTCATGGTACTTATGAAGGACTCCCACCTCAAGGACAGTTAATAGCCATCATATTAGGTTTATTATTGTTTTTAGTAGGTTATGGAATCTACTTAACATTTGGTGCTGGTAAAGAAGATTTAAAAGATGCAATAGATGAACATGCAAAAATGCATGAATTAGGCATAGCTCATGGACATAATGGTAAAAAATTAAAATAAGCCTATCCTGTAGATAAAGATTGTCTTTAAGGATGATTAATCTACGAGATAAATTGAAGAATGCAATTATCGCCCATGCAAAGGGTGAAATAGAAGTACATCTAGCAAATGTAGACGTATTTTTAAATAACCCAGTGGGGATAGGAGATCATTCAAATGTTACTGAGGCTATTCAATCTGAAATAGATAAAATTGCTGGTTGGGATCATAGAATTGAAGTCATCAAGAAGTATGTGAAATGACATTAAGTAAACAAGTAGAGGAAGCTTTACGTGATTCTCAAGCAGATTTAAGAAGTGCCTTAGCTTTCTCAGCTAGAGCAGAAAAACCTTACGTCAGTAAGCATATTGCCGAGATGTTATTACGCATAGATTCATTAATAGAAGTATCTGATATTTTTGAAAAAATTTTAGAAGATTAGTTATTAGCTTCTTTTATTGCTTCAACAATAATTCTTTTTAATTCATTTTTCTTTTTTTTACCTAGACCAGCGTTAGTATCGATCCTAACTTTTAACCAATAAGCTCCATAAAGAAAGAGGCAAAATGGAATGGCATCAGCCCAGCTAATAGCATTCCATGCCTCAACAAAATTAATAATTCCGAGAATCACTAAACGACGTATTTAGAGTATGTATATGCTCCCATGATAGCCCAGAAAGCTACCATTGCAAAACGTCCGTTGGCTTTTTGCCAGATTAAGAAGTTTTTAGACATTAGAAAATACCAGGGATAATTTGACCAGTTGTGGCGTATGCACCAAGAGCTGCGACAAAGCCAAGCATTGCCATCCAGCCATTAAATTTTTCTGCTTCAGGAGTCATTTTCTTAGATTGTGGAGTAGAAGATGTAAGAGACCGTTTCTCTTGAGGTTTGTTAAATAAAGGGATATCAATGTTTTTAAAAACATTAGAAGATACCAGGGATAACTTGACCTGTAGTTAGATACGCACCTAATAAAGCAACAAAACCGATCATTGCCCAGCGTCCGTTAGCTTTTTCAGCTTCTTCTGGATAATTAGTATAGTTTTCAACTAATACAGGTTTTGTTTCTTTTCCAAAGATGTTTTGCTTACCGTATTCAGTAATGACGTGGCTTGAGCTTGTCATTAAAAAATACCGGGGATTATGTTGCCTGTTGTTACATATGCACCTAAAGCAGCAATAATTCCGATCATTGCAAAACGACCATTAGCTAACTCAGCTTCTTCAGTTAAGTTTTGCTCTTGTGCAATTGCTTTGGCTTGTGACTTGTTAGTCATAATTACCTAAATTTTTTTGTTATAACCTATTTTACGTTTGTTACACTTCGTTACATTCGGTAAACTGTAATAAATTCTTTATATTTGATATCAGTATTTTTTATCTTTCAGGCAGAATTGTAGCTATTTTCATGTACTTTTGATCTGATGCACGTACTGCTAGTCCTTTGATAAAGGGTCTTCCATTTTTAGAGAATGTTTTTATCTGTTTCATCTCTAGTTGGTTTTTACAGCAATCTAAAAGTAAAGATATAAATCTTTTTTGACCAACTGGCTTGGAACCAGTATCTTCACAGTAGGAACAATAACTAGGGTATAAATGGTAATTGCTATTACAGTATCTTTCTTTTGCATCTTTTGGTGCGGGTATCTTTTTTCCTACGGAAGAAACAGCTTCATCTTCTTGAATAATTTCAGACTGTAACCACTCAACTAAATTATTACTATTTAGTAAGATTTCATTCCTTACTTTTTTTAGTGACGGAACTTTTTCATAAGTATCAAGAAGATATTGTCTCATTTCCTCAGTGCTCATCTCTAGTACCCAGTTAACTAAGCCTGGTAAATAATACTTCCATAACCCTCTTACAATGCCATTATCAAGTTTTATCATCTCTTTTGCTTCTGAACTCTTGTCATAAAGAGGTCTATTAAATTCAATGGTCAATCTTCTACGTGTAAGACCAGATGTGTTGTCAGTGGTTTGAATTGGTTCATTTGCACAGACCATAACCATTCCTGTGTAAACAAAAGGTTCTCCTACGTTTTTATTTTTTTCCTCGTATCTGAGATTGTCGCCTCCAGTAAGAGCTTTAAAAATCTGAGCTGAGCCACCATATCTTTCAGAATCATTTATAAGAGTAAGTCTTTTACCTTTAATGGAAGCAATTTCAAATCTACTTTGTTCAAGTTGGTTTAATGTGGAGCTAGCATAATTACCATGACCTACCAACGCACAGCAGAGATTTGCAAAAGTTGATTTACCTCTACCACCAGGTCCTATGACTTCCAAGAATCGCTGTAATTCATGACCTTGACCTACTAAACAAGCTTTCAACCAAGCTCTTAAAACTTGTACCCGATCCTCATCTCCGTATTGAGTACGTTTAATCCAATCAATAATTGGCCCTGGATTTGCATCTGGGGTGTAATCAAAATCAAGACCCCATGTCAAGTAATGCTCTAGATTATGTTCATGAAACTCCCCAGTGCTCATTTCAAGTACACCATTATTAAAGGCTAGTCTGTCAGGATCATCGTCCCAATATGTGTGGGTGATGTATGCCTTAGTTAGATTCACTACGTCAGAAATTAGATGAGAAGTAAAACCGCCAGGTGTTGGAATATTTTCACGTACAAATAGATCTTGAACGAAATATCTATACTCATCTTTATATTCCTCTCTACGCCAAGTACCTTTGGTTTTTTGATAGAACATAAAGGTGTCAAATTTGGGATCATATCTCCATCCACATTCCACTACTAATTGAAAGACCATTTCTGCTAGTTCATTAGCAGGTGGGGTTCTCGGACGTCCTCTACCAGAGGCTCTCTCACGAATATTTTGTGATTCTGCTTGTGTAGGCTCACCCATCAATGCTGCTAAGGTATTTCTCACAGTGCTGCCAGTAAGATCAGTATCATTATCTTTCAAATATTTTTTGGCTTTTTCGGCTAAGTCTTCGGGAGAATCAACTACAAAGCTACCTAGCTCTAAAAATCCATCTTCTTTAGCTTTTGCTCTGAGGGTGTGGAGTCCAGCAGATCCTTCAGGGGCAGAAGTGCCATCAATTCTCTCAAAGGTAGACCACTTTTGTTCACATACTCCCTCTTGAAAATTCTCTGCTTGTGCTGACCATTCAACCCACTCTTTTAATAAACAATCATCTACTTGATGTAAAGCCATTCCTATGGTAAGCCACTCGTCGTATTCAACGGCTCTCTCAAGATTGAGATGATCTAGGTAAATTTTTGCTTGATTTATTTCATCTGTTTTTGCGAACTCAGAGCCCTCTTCATATGAGAGATTTATTTGTTGGGTAACAATTCCGGCTTTCGGTTGTTTTTTAAAACGAGTGGTGGGAAAAGCTTTAGCTATTGCGTCATATAAAAATTGAGGTAATTCTGGAGGATTTTTAGCAAATTCAAATCCACCATGTGTAGTTGTAAAGTATCCCTCTGTTTCTGGATGCAATCCCATGATTGCTCCTTGACGTCTTCTAAAAAGAATTTCAAAGTTTGGTAGCCCGATTTTTATTGTCGCTTTATCAGGGATCGTATGAAGTTTTGATGCAGGTATAAAGTAAAGCAATCTGTGCCTTCCAGCCTTACCAGATGAGATTGTGAGGGTAGGTGGCAAACTTTCTGGCATTGGACTTCCTGCCAGATTTTCAAGAGCCTTTAGACCCTCTGGACCGTCTATATCTACCCAAACTAATCCACCAGAATTAGACCATTGTCCAGTTAAAAGACCTACACCTGTTGCTCTTCCCTCATCAAGCTCGCATTTTATCCTTTCTTTTGTGTATGGTTGATCTGTCCAATTAACAACGTAAGCTCTTTTTTCTTTTAATGGAGTAAGAGGCCAGTCTGACGGTATATAGTCAAGATTTATCTCACCAGGTTCTAACCTGAGCTGATTATTTTTTTTGTCGTTGGACTCTTTGGACACGGATTCCTCGTATAATTTTTTAAATTCAAAACCAATCTGAGAGTACTGCTTATTAAATTAAGTGCCAGTCAAATTTGTAAAGATTTTGTGTGTTTTTTGTACTTGAAATTGTTCTTTTAATTTATAGGGCATCAACTTGCCTTTTTATCTGCATCTAATCCTTCCATTTCTAGCTCTTCTTGTTGAGCAGGAAGGATTTCCTTATAGTATTTATCTACTGTAGCTAACCACTTTTCTTTATATTTATTTAAGGTGTGCTCTTGTATGACGAATACCTGTACTTTTTCTTTTGTTGTGACCAATGTTATGCACATTTCTGGTTTGACATTAATCGTATGCTCAAGTGCTAAAGAGTAAGCAGCCATTTGCATTTGACATTTTGAATATTTCATAAACCCTGCTCGTTTCATCCCATAAAATTTTTTAGGGGTATTTTTATCAGGCCAACGAGAATAATAGGGACCATTACTAGTCTTTAAATCACCCAGTATTACCTTCCCTTTATATTCACCAACAATGTCTGGAGTTCCAGCCCATCCATTACCAGATTCATTGAGCCCCGGATGCCATACTCTTGAAACACCATCCCCTCCAATAGTCCATGCGTAATCTCCTGGACTTACAGGATTCTCAGCCCACAAGATATTTTCCAACTTATCGAGATTAGAAGGTAGCCCATCCCAGAAAGATGCAATCTCAGGATCATCGATGACAGGGTTTTTTTCTACTCCTAATAAGTAGTCTTCCATCAAGGCATGTACTTTTGTGCCTCGACGTGCAGCAGCTTCTCTACCACCTGGATTTTTTTTAGCCCATCTTTCAAGTGCAGCTTTATTACCTGAAGTAGCCGACAAGATAGTCGTTACTGAAGGTAAAGAACCATATGGAGTTTTGTAATGTCTAGATCCATTTATAGTTAGCCTTGTATCACCATGAGATCGATAATCCAAAAATTTGAAATCGGCTCATAGGAGAATAACCTTACTTAATCTTGCTAATTACTTGGCTCTACTTCAGATAGATGTTTTTTAGCCTCATCCATGTCATTACAAAATACACAACTACCTACGTAGCAACTTAAATATCTAACGAATGTAGTCTTACCACCGGACAATGGATAGGTATGAACAGTGCCACCACTAGGAGTTGTAAGGATCAGTTCAGGCTTTTTGTTCATTAAATTTATACGGCTTCAAAATAATCTAATCGTGCTCCACCTCTGGAGGTCTCTCTGTGAAACAATTCTCTATCTTCTCTGCGAATTGCATTTGTTGGTACCGTCCTACATGTGCTTGTATTCTTGCATGAATATTAAAGGCAGATTTTATAGCATCTTCAGGATCAATACCTAATTTTGAATTAGCCAAAAGCCCAGCTGTAAGAATGCTTATACATAGTTCTTGTGGGTTTACCTCAAAACCCCTTAAAGATTTTCCGTTATCCGTAAAGGAGGACAACAAAAAATCAATATGTTCTAGTGTGGCCTGTGAACGATCATATTCAGCCATAATTAATCCTCAAGATTTTTAATGTGGTAAAGAGTAAAACTGTTTGTTTTTATTATGGGACAAATAAGCCCTTCATCTTTCAGAGCACTTATGCGTCTTTGTATAGTCCTGTGATTTCTTTTAAATTTTTCAACAACTTTAGTAATTGGAAGCATTACAAGGTGCTGACCTTTGAAATCTGTGGAGACGTCCATGAGATGTTTGTGGATGTCATACGCTAGATCATCCATGAGATTAGTCATCTTTATTTCCATGTAGTTTTAAGTGTTCTTTTTTTCCTTGGACTTCACTTGTAGTTTGTATTTACTGATATTGCTTTTAGCAGTAGTTAAATCCATTGTCCAACAATTTTCCCAGTTATGAGCCTTACTTGGGAAGCGGTAGAGTACATGACCAGTATTGCCATGCTTAATAGATTTGATAGTGTAGCCGTTAAATTCAATGTCTTCCAAGGGTTCTGAAGGTTCCCAGCGACGTCGAATTTTCTTAGTTTGCTTCACCTTTTTACTGCAACAGTGTATCTACAATATCTGCCCTAATCCGAGGATTACAAATCAAATGGATTTATGTTGTAGATATCCGTATCATCGAAATCCATAACTACTTTACATTCGCAGCTTCCGTCTGATCTAAAAACAGCACCGCATAATTGGCATTTCTCACGAGGCACCTCTGCCACTGCACATGTAGGCATTTTTCTTCCTCAATTAGCCTTTTGATTTTACTAGATACCCTTTTTAAGACGTTTTCTTAGTCTATAGGCTAGAGAAACTCTACGTACTAATTTGGCATCTGTAGGGGCGTTCTTGGGTACGTCTTCAAGTGTTTTTCTGACCTGCTGTTTATCAGGCATCACCTCTTCATTGGAGTAAACTATATCGCCATCGGCCATACGTTTTATTGTGGTTTCTTTTTTCAAACCATATTTTGTTTTTTCTATCTCTGTCCACTTCATAAAATTGTCCACGAGTCTAGATTTCACTGGTTTAATGGTTGCTTGATATTTATTTCCAGTAGGGGTAGAGCTTATTAAATTTCTTTGAAAGGCAAACTTAATTATGTTAATAATGCGTGTTCTCTTTCTTTCCCAATGTTCTTGATTTTCTTTTAGTTCTTTTATTTCTTTTGCATTTTGCTCTATACATTTGTCACATTCCTTAATTACTCCAATGATGCAATCAAATTTTGATTCTGATCTTGAAGTAATAAATTTCCAAGCCATTTCTAATTCTTCTTTTTCATCTTCTGTCACGTGGGGTGAACTGATTAGATATTCTAATTGTTGACTTTGCTCTAATAAATCTATATATGAAGCGGGATCTGGCATTTATACCTTTCACATTATGGCTTGATTTTATACAAAGTACGGGTAGTGTCAATCAGAAGCTATAGACTAAGTAATGTATGGGGTAACAGATGAAGAATTTTAAAATTACAGAAATTGCCTTTGATCCCAAAGATACAGAACCTACCATTGAAGATGAGTTTACAATGGTAACTATTGTTAGGGAGATTGAATCGATAAATGATCCACAACAATTGAAGATAGCGGCTATAAATCTTCTAATGATTAACTTACAGAGACAAGCTATAATCAGAGGTCTATGCAAACGTTTAGCAAAGTCTGAAGAGTCAAGCGATAACGTTATTACAACTGATCACAAAGGTAGGTAATTGGGAAAAGCAAAGCAATTTAAAAAATTAATGAGATTGGTGAGCAAAGCAGAAAACTGTACGACCAGAGAGCAAGCTCAAAAGATCATAAAAAAAGCGGAGAAGGCAAACGCCAAACTCTCCGCTTAATAATCAGTTTTGATCAGGGTTTATGTAAGCCCACCAACAAGAGCACCATCCTCATCCCTTGCTCCAACAGTAGAATCTGCTGCGGGTAGAGAACAGTTTGCGATGTCAACTCCAGGCTTAATCGCGTGGTAGCCTACTTCGGCTTCCAACTGTTTGAAGTACTTAGCAGCATAAACCTCTGGAGGGCAGCTTTCCCAAGTATCTTCAAGATGATCGATGTCAGCCTCTTTCTTAGGCCAGAAGTTTAGAATGCTCTTCTCATCTGGAATATCCCATGATTCAGGAACACAGATATCAGATTTACGTTTATCACCATATTTTTCACTACCAAAGGTAGGTGTCCATATGACGGAAGAACACATCTTTTCCCCAAAGCCTTGTGCAGCTCTGTCATTTGTAGCAGTTGCGTACGCTGATTCAAGTTGTTCTAAGAACTGGGCGTATCTCTGACAGAAATATCTTGACGCTCCGCCATGTATGGAGAGGATCAAAGGTTTTTTGTGTACAGGGGTGCCTTTTGCATCAACTAAATAGCAAAGAACCAAACGTCTACGACGATAAGGTGGTGCCTTGTCAGGATTTTTATCCTTCCATGTGTCCCAAAGATGATTCATGTCGGCATATAAGCCTTCAATTGCACCTTTCTCAGCACTATTTTCTACGAAGGTAGGATCATTTTTGAATCCACCACGAACTATTACCAGACGTGGAGTGCGGAATAAGATTCCAGATTCAATTTTGTCGTCACCGAATTCCTCTTCTGTTTCTTCAGCATCAGGGAATTGATTAACTTTTCCGAACCAACCGCATCTATCTGCGTCAGTATCTTTTAGAAAGATGCCAGGATCTTTTCTCCTGTTGAGGACTATGAGCATACCAAGCTCACGCATTTGCCGAGGATACTTAGTTGTATCCTTAAAGCGGTCTAATACAGACATAATAGGTCTAGAAGTTTAGAGAGTTAAAGGCCATAGCTAGAAGGGAATGCCATCGTCATGCTCTTCCGAAGCCTTTCCTGTAGTGGGAAATTCCACAACATTAGTTTTCGGTTTAGCTATAGCTTGTTGATGAGGCGATTCAAATACTTCTCTATCTTTGAAATCAGAGATAGGAGGTGATTTAGCCTCACCCTCAACTTTTTTATTTTTACCAAAGAATGAATATTGATTAGATCTTACACGAACTTTGTAACCCACATGTTGATTACCATCTTTACCTGTCCAGTTTTCAAATCTAAGTGAGCCACCTAAACATAATTGTCTACCTTTATATAGAAATTTCTTAAGACGTTCTGCATCATCTTTCCATGATTCCATGCGAAAGACCAAAGTATCTTGCCATGTGTGGCCGATAGCCTTTTGTGGAGGAGCGGTACCTACAAGTAATAAGAAATTAAGTGCATCTTCTCTGCGTTGCTCATTAGGAAGCCAACAACCACCAGCAATTAATATTTGATTAAGTTTTGTACTAGCTGGTACAGCTTGAAGAGGTTGTGTTGGAACCACATACATTGGCCCGTTTTCTTGCGGATATAGCCTTCCATTTATTAGTATGGTTTTCCCAGTTTCAAAAGCTCCTGGCACACAGGTATCCCCCGCTGCGAAACTGGGTACCAAATTTACAGGAATGTCTACAGGTTTATTGCCAGTGCCTTTTATATGGAATTGCATGGTGCGAGTACCACTTTCAGTGGCTGTATCTCCCACGTAGATTGCTGTTGCTGTAATTAGATTCATGTTTAAAAGTCGTAAGTTTTAAGAAGTTCTGGTTGCTTTAATCTTGCTTCCATTACTTTGGCAATTTGATCAAGCTTTTTTTGTGAATTTTGTATGAGAGTTATGTGACCCTCTTGAAGACTGATCAGTTCTTCATTCGACATATTCTCAATCAATGTTTTTGTTTTCATGTTTCAAGCAGCAGCAAAGCTACTGTAGACAGTCCATTGAAAATGGCAAGTATCAGATATCTTCTTTAATAATTAAATTTCTGCTTGTACTTGGCTTACGATTTTATCAATAACATTGATGTCAATATCCATGAAAGGTGGTATGACACCTAACACTCTCAAGAGACCATCTACAAATAAAGCCATGAAAGTAAAACCTAATGCCATACTGATTAATGTTGCATTTCTATTGTGTCTTGCAATCGCTATACGGATAGATTCATCAATCATATCTTGAATTTCACCCTCAGAAAGGCCCATCTTTTATATTTTTTTAATTTTAATTATCAATTATAACTTGTTAATTAATGTGTTTCCATCCAATTTTTTCCTTCTTTAGCTTCTCCTGTCAGGGGACAACGTAAGTGAAAATACTCACCAGCCTTTTCAAAACATTTTATTGCTGCATCTTTATAAACAGAAACGTGTTGAGGTTTTACTAAAGCTTGTATCTCATCATGAACATGAGCCACGAAACCGTAGTGACAGCCCCATCTAAGACCAGCTTTATATAAATCATCGTATAAAATACAAGTTGCTTTTTTTACAGAGATAGCACCAGTGGATTGTAATAATTGATTCAATGCAGAGTGTCTAGATCGGATTTGTAAGTGTCTACCGTCTATGCCAGTTAAGTAACCTCTTGTCGTTATTCTTTCATCAATTTTGTCTTTTAGCTGTTTAATAGCAGGTAAATTTCTGTAAAAAGTATCAATAGTTTTTTTACCTAATTCAATTTGTTCTTGTTCACTTAATTTGATATCCATTACTGAACCTACCTTTTTTTGTCCAGCTCCATATAAAAGTGCATAAATTAATCTTTTGCTTAGATCTCTTGTTTTTTTAGCTATCTCACCTTGACCATCGTAGATACCAAATAGTTTTGCATTATGTGTATGAATATCAAAGCCTGGGGTGCTGACTAACTTGGCATACTCTCCACCATCAAAGTGGGCTAACCACGCACCTAATGCCCTAAGTTCTAGTCCACTTGCATCTGCACCAACCAACACCCATCCATTTGGAGCATAGAAAAGAGCACGACATTCTGAACCATAAGGCTGACCTACACTTGGAATCTGTGAGGTGTTGGGACCTCGGTGACTGCACCGGCCTGACACACAGGCGTTGGTAATGATTGATCCATGTATTCTCCCATCTTTATATTTCTGACTATGTTTTATCCAAGCCTCTTTGCCATCACAGATTTGTCCTAGTCTTTTATTAAGTAATTGATATTCAGATAAAAGAGCAGCTTCAGGATATTTCTTACCTAATTTATCTAAAACATCATCATCAACTTTTACATTTCCTTTTTCTGTTGAACTAAATTTTATCGACGGATACTTCTCCTTAAGTCTCTCCGCAGTTTGTTTACGTGAGGCTGGGTTGAAAACGGTAACTTTATCCTTAAGCCTCTTGCCAGTTTTCTCCGAGATCCTCTCTTCTGTAACCGCCGGAAAAATCTCTTGAAGTTGTTCATCAATCTGTTCACGTCTATTTTTGAGCTTATTAATAAGAGCATAGGCTGATCTTTCATTGAAGGGAAAACCAAAGCTTTCTTGCTTTGCCATTATCAAAGCAAATTTATGCTCAAGTTCAAAGCAACGTTTATCAATTTCTTGCGTAAGAAAATATTTGTAAAGCTCTAGTGAAACTAATACATCATTTTCACAATAAACTTGCATCTCTTCTGACCATACATCCCATACCTCTTCAACTTTTTTATCTTTACCAAAATCAATTTTCTTAGTATTTAATCTTTCACCCCAAGCCCCTAAAGAATGCCTACCTTTATATTTTTTTGGAATGTAGGAAAATTTTTGTTCATCAACTGGTTCTAGTTCAGGCCATAAAACTCTGCTTACTAAAAGAGTGTCATATGCTTTACAAGTCTTTTTAAATTTAAAATTTGGATATATCTTTTTGATTGCTCGAATGTCGAAGTTAATTATGTTGTGACCAATTATTAAATCTGCTTGAGACAACATATATAAACCACTTTCTATGGCTTCATATCCGTCTGCTTCAGCACAACTACAAACATCATCCGTCTCAACATCTCGTAAAACCATTGAATGTATCTTGGTCAACTCGTGGAGGAGACCATCTGTTTCAAGGTCAAATACAAGCTGTAGAGGTTTCTCCATGGATCATTCGCACTGCTTGTATAGCTTTGATATGTTCTCTATGGTTAAGGGTTCTGTCAACCCCTTCTCCTTAAAACGTTCATGAATTGATTTTAAAGAGGTTAAATTCTTCAAGCACAAGGCTTTGTTTAATTGTTCAGTCGTGTTGATTGGAATGAGTTCAATCCCATTTCCACTTTTGTTAATACATAAGACTTTATTAGTCTCAAGATTACAAAGTACGAAGCCTACTTTCATTTTTAATCTTGAATAGAATCTTTGTTAGGAATAGATTTGAACAAGAAAATATCTAATGCTACATGAACAAGTAGAGGAACCATTTTAAAAGCAGGTTCTGGAAGACCACCAAAGAGGGCAGCTAATTTGTCATTGAGATCTGTTCTACGTAGTTCTTCAAATTCAACAGCCAGCATTGCTGCTACATTTAAAAAGAAATCCTCTGGCTCTTGATCTTGGCCTTTGAGTTGTTCAACTATTTCCCATAGCTCGGGATCAGTTTGGATTAGACGGAGTAATTCTTCCACGATGTATAAAAGAGTACGCCGAAAGTTTACAAGCAGTACATTTTGTGTAAATGGTCAGTTATGTAAATTTTTCTTGGAACCGAAAGAAGAATACTTACCAGGTTTTTATTTTTGGAATGTAGGCTTTGCAATTGGCAAGTCGAATCGACAGTTAAATGATTGGTATAAACAGAAGAAAAACAAAAGAGCAGAGAAAATTCGTAACCGATTAACAGGTAGATCAGGAATAAAACCTCTGAGTATTGCTTTTAGAAAGATGATGAAACTCAGATGGTTCATGGAACCTGGAGATGCTTTAGTAATTAAATGTCAATCCTTAAATCCAGAAAAAGAATTTAAAGCGTTGTTGAGATGGCAACGTCAATATTCTGATTGGATGGTTAATGAAAAAGACAACGAGATTATGTGGTACCGACCACCATATCCTCATGAAGATATTTATAAATATTGCAACGTAACTAAAAGGATTCCTGATGATCCTTTCCTAATTGCACAGGGTTCTAATTATTTACTTTGTTTTGATTATTCACCAAAAGCTCAACATAATGTTCAATCCAATCAGCAAAAATTTGATCAACATAACCAGGCTCAATACTGTGACACAGCTGTGGTATTGCCCATTTCAAAGCTTCCATAGTGTCAGGTTCATCTTTACTTCTTTCTAATAAATCTAAAAGAGTTGCGGATAACCAATTGTTCGGCTCTGGTCTTGGATCTAAAATTCTAGTCGATTGTGATGACAATCCTTCTGAGTTTGCCTGCTCTATCTCGGAGTTCATAGATTTCAAATTCACCATCGCCTACTTCAGTTTCAAAAGAAGTAAACAAATCGTACTGAGGTAATTTTACATCACCAGTGTGGGAAGCCTCCAAATGCGATGGATCTAAGACAGATAACTCTCCCGAATCAGTAGATACCTTACCTATTAGTTTTGCTTGAGGCTTGGTGGACACTAATGAAATTTACGAAGACTTTGATTATTATACGCTGGGCTGTAGAAGAACAGTGTCACGCCCTAAGGGGGATGTACTTTTTACTGTTTCGTACATCTAGCAACCGAGAGTCTTGCCGAGAGACAGCGGTGGGACTCCCCCTTAATTCTTAACAATTTCTTAAGGTTGGGTGTATCACTGTAAACGGTATAAATTGTTACTGAAATCGTATAGTAGTATCAATAGCCCAGAGGATCACTATGAAGCAACTCACTTATCGCGGCATCGTATACAACAAAGGAGAAGCTTCTGCTAAACAAACTTTGAAAAGAGTGCAGGGACTTCCACATACTTATCGCGGTGCTGTCTATCACTACGAAATTCCAAAAAAGGAGGAAGTATCATGAACAGATTGAATGAAATCCGTCAACAGATTAAGAAAAAGGAACGTCTACATCAAGCACAATTGATCTCAATTATTCAACCAAATCAGAGAAAATATATAAAAGTTATGAAATATTTTGAGCCTGAAAAATTTTAAGAAAAATCTACATATTTGTGTAAATCAAAACGAAGTATACTTATGTTAAGCCGTTTGGCTAAATACCCCCAAACCGAGACCATGGGGTAAAGTCTCTCATCATACAAGTTCATCGTACTCTTACTTTTTAAATGACTACCTCATCTTTAGTGAGGAGCCGCAGTCCTTTGCAAGGTTGGGACGAGTTTTGCGAGTGGGTAACATCTACCAACAATCGCATCTATGTAGGTTGGTTCGGAATCTTAATGATCCCTTGCCTTCTTGCAGCTACAACTTGTTTCATCGTTGCATTTATTGCAGCTCCACCCGTTGATATCGACGGTATCCGTGAGCCAGTAGCTGGTTCATTCATGTATGGAAACAACATCATCTCAGGAGCCGTTGTTCCCAGCTCCAACGCAATTGGACTCCACTTCTACCCAATCTGGGAAGCAGCAACCATCGACGAATGGCTCTACAATGGTGGACCATATCAGCTTGTTATCTTCCACTTCCTTATCGGTATCTCAGCTTACATGGGACGCCAATGGGAACTTAGTTATAGATTAGGCATGCGCCCTTGGATCTGTGTTGCTTACTCTGCACCAGTATCTGCCGCGTTTGCTGTATTCCTCGTCTATCCTTTCGGACAAGGATCATTCAGTGACGGTATGCCTCTCGGCATTTCAGGCACGTTCAACTTTATGTTTGTCTTCCAAGCGGAACATAATATCCTCATGCATCCATTCCACATGGCAGGTGTGGCGGGTATGTTTGGCGGTGCTTTGTTTAGTGCTATGCATGGTTCATTGGTTACATCTTCACTTATTCGTGAAACCACAGGACTTGATTCTCAGAACTATGGTTACAAATTCGGACAAGAGGAAGAGACTTATAACATCGTCGCAGCCCATGGCTACTTCGGACGTCTTATCTTCCAATACGCCTCCTTTAACAACTCTCGTAGTCTTCACTTCTTTCTTGCTTCTTGGCCTGTTATCTGTGTATGGCTTACCTCAATGGGTATATGCACCATGGCCTTCAACTTGAATGGTTTTAACTTTAACCAGTCAGTTGTTGATGGATCTGGAAGAGTGGTACCTACATGGGGAGATATCCTTAATAGAGCAAACTTAGGAATGGAAGTAATGCACGAGCGTAATGCTCACAACTTCCCACTTGACCTAGCAGCTGCTGAGTCTACTTCTGTAGCTCTTATTGCACCTTCAATAGGTTAGTGATATAGTTCTTTTGGGTTCTGCATGACCCATAAAAGGGAACGAAGTAATCAACCCTGCTGCTGTAACAGTGGGGTTTTTTATTGCGTTAAAATAAAAAGAAAATGAATGATTTTGCATATGTCTTTGCGTGGACATATTTAATGTGCTTTCTAATAGCTTTAGTACTGATGGCAGTTAAATCAGAGATGGGGGATGATTAAGAAACTGTCTGTCTTATAAGTATTTGTTACTTATTGAGTGTTAGATTCAAGCTTGGTATTAATTTTCTTAATGTTTAAACCACTTTTAATTGCTGCAGCTGCTGGTTCTATTGCTGCTCCTGCTGCATTCGCTGGTCCTTATCTTAATACAGAAGTAAATAACAGTTATGTCGGCTCTGACTACAAAGGAAGAGTAATCGATATTCATGTTGGATACGAAGGTTCTACAGATAAGCTTGACTATTACATTCAAGGCGGTCCTGCTGTCACAGCTATCGATGATGTTGATGGAACAGAGACAGAACTCTCAGGTAAAATAGGCGGTACCTACAACGTCAAAGAAAACCTTGGTATTTATGCAGAGGTATCTGCTCTTACTGATGGTGATAATGACAACATTTACGGAAATAAGCTTGGTCTTAAGTATTCTTTCTGATCGTCATCTGCTAGATTACATTTGAAGATTAGATATCTTCATGTGTGTGTAATAGCCTGAGGGTGGTGCCTCGGGCTTTTTTTTGTGTAATTGTTAAAAGTAAAATGAATAAAAAGTATTTGATAGATGTTTGCTCCACAGATAAATCCTTTTGAATCAATAATGTTTGGTAAGGGAGGAGAAATAAAACCTCCATTCGTTTCAACAATGCCATATTTTGGAGGAGGAAAGATGGAAACTATAGGTCCTTATATTCCTGATGATGATGATAGTAAAGTTGTACCATTAAGTCCACTTGGAGGATATTTAGGTGCTTTGATGGCTAGTCATGATAAACCTTTTTCTAGATATCCTGCAGCAGGTGGTTCTGATCGATGGCCAGGGCTTCCACCGGATAAATTAGATTATTTACACCCAGCTAAAGACCCTCTGACAAACATACGAATTACACCATTTGGTATGAAAGCTGAATCAATGCCATTTGCAGGTGATTTGTTTAGTGCATAGTTAATTTAAAATAGTAAAAAATCCCTAAAAACAATGCCTGGTACATACATGCAGTCTGCAAAGGCTTTGCAAAATCTTAATGGAACTATGGACAGCAATGGTATGCCCAGTGTAGGTAACCAGCAGTTGGCTCAAGAAGTAATGCAGAACGAGAAAACAAGTGCTACTAAAAGAGCAGAAGATTTTCTGAATCGCATGAGAGGCTGATATGCCTAGTCATACAACACAGAAAGCTGAAACTTTTCTACAGAAATTAGGAGATTTTTTTGATCCAAGAAATCTCATACAGATGCCTGAGTATCCTACTGCTAGAGAAGCAATTACAGATGATGATGTATATAACCAATTCGTAGATACCCATCAACAAATGACTACAGGTCAAGGCTTTACAGGAATAGGTTCTGATATTTATGATGCTCTTACTGGTTTTAATTTAAAAGATGCAGTTGGAACAGGAATTAGAAAAGCAGGACAGTTTCTTTTTCCAAGAGGGATAATGGCTCCGACTATGACGGAACAGCAGCAGAGAGATATTATTAGAAATAATGTGACTGGACCAATGGCTCGATGAGATACGCTCAAGTCCCTGGCTATAGTCAAAGCTTCCCAGTTAAATATGGGAACATGTACAACGACTACAGCATGGAGACTTCTAGTTTTAGTGATCCATTTAATTCAAAGAAGAAAGAGAAACATAGTCCATGTAATTTTGTAGTGTCTTATATGGGCAAGAAAGATCCACGATTTGAGATGAATAATCCAGCCTACATGCGTGAAGTGACTAGATCACATGCTGACAATATCCCTGAGGTAATCTTAAATAAGAAACCAATTCAAAACGTTTTCGTGAGGTAATTAATTACATGGCACAAGACGATAAAAAATACACTAAGCCGAGTCTTAGAGAAAGAATAAAGAACCGCATAATGGCTGGTACTAAGGGAGGTAAGGCTGGTCAGTGGAGTGCTCGAAAGGCTCAAATGTTAGCTGCAGAATATAAAAGAAAAGGAGGCGGATATAAGGGAGGAAAGTCTAAGAAACAAAAGGATCTTAAGAGATGGGGTAAAGAGAAATGGATGACTCGTAAAGAGTATGAGAAGAAGAAAAAGTAATGGCAGATAAAGCAATCGAACCTGGTAAGAAAAGCACCGAAAGGTATTTACCAAAGGCAGCTTGGGCTGCTATGTCTAAAGCTGAACGTAAAAAAACTGATGATAAAAAGAAACGTGAGAGTCGCAAGGGTAAACAGTTTGTAAAGAATACAGATAAAGCAAAAAAAGCACGTAAAGCAGCAAGTATGGCTGCAAAAAGAAAGATGAGTAAATAATGTTAAATCAAATAAGACCTAATACTGAATTATTAACTGAAAATGTGGAGCAAGGTATACCACGTTATGTAGATATATCTAAGGGTACATTAACTGCTCAAGATAAATATTCTGAAGCAGTAAATAAGGCAACTAAATATAAAAAATCACGCTAATATTTTCTCTTGTTGATAGGCTTCAGCACGTCTCTGTTGCTTACGTAACTCTTGACAGTGACTGCAATTACACTCAATCAGTGATAGGTCCTCCGTGAAGCCATGCATCGCAGGTTCTTGTGGCTGCACATTTGAATTTGAAGAGTTGGCAATAACCAAGGTTGGCATGTTCTTGGACATCATAAGGATCGGCAGCTTTGGTTTCATTAATACCTTTAATGATGCAACTAATTATTTTGTCAGTCTGATCAAACGCTGAACAATTACCACATAATGCTGTCTTCACGACATCTACATCACTATCCCATAGTTCTGCTTTCTTTTCCCAAAAGCCTCTATCTGGACAATCAGGATTAAGAGGTCCATAACCATGATTTTTTATAGTCCAGTTTCTATTTTTTATATTCTCATCTACATCCAAGGTTGCCTTTGGACAGGCTTTACTTTCTCTTGATACTGTTTTTCCTAACAGTATTGTAATCTTTGGTTCCACTATTTAATTGGTTAGACATCTTAAGTCTACCAGTGATTTATTAGCTTTTTATTTCTTTTTTTTATGTGCTTTTTTATCCATTGCTATACCAATGGCTTGAGCTTGACCTTTCTTTGTAACCTTTTTTCCAGAGCTGGATTTTAGTGATCCCTTTTTGTATTCGGACATCACTTTAGATATTTTGTGTGGCATAGCTAATCGTAAGTAATCATGTCTTTTTGGTAGTCGTTGAAGCCTCTATAAAAACAGGTACGCATGAAATGTGTAGTATCTTCTATGTTTTTACAAAGTCCAACTTCTTTTAGTTTATCTAACACATCCCCAATTTCTTTTATTGATGGTGGATTATCAGGCATCTTAGATTCTGGTGTAATGATTACTTCCATTTCAAGTAGCCATTTTCCTTTATTCTACCCTTAACTTTCGTTTTCAAATAATAAAAATTTCTTTACAGACTTTTTATCTGCGGCTAATAAATTATGAATTACTTTTAATTTTTTCTCAGCTTCTAAAGCCCTAGCACTCCAATAAACAAGAGCTTGATTTTTCTTATCTAGTTCTGCTACTAAAGCTGTCTGAAATAATTGTGATGGGCTTATATCCAAGCCTGATTCTTTCCACCTGTTGTGAAGGTCTTCAGGAACAGAAACGCTTACAACAACAGCCATTGAAGAAAAAATATCTTCATTAAAGATAGCACACGAATTATATAAGTCAGCTTTTTAAATAACTCTTTTCAACTGACGTAGGGGTTACTGCTATAGGTTCAGATACCTCACAGTTTGACATGGCTCTTAAATCGTTTGCAAAAGATTCTGCACTGTCAATGTCAGGAAAATGTGGAGCATGACTTCTATTTACATCTTTGAAATAAACAAAGACTACATAGCTTGTTATAGGTAAAGACATTTAGGTAAGAACAAAGGGACCAGATTTATAGTACAGGTTAGGTGCATTTTCAACTGTTGCATCTGCATCATATTGATCTGTAATTTTTACTACTTCAGCTCTTCCTGTGGTTTCATTCTTTGCTAACACAGCCCAAGCCAAGTTGTGCAAACGTCCTGATTCTGAAGAGATCGACATAGTTATTTTTTTATCGCGTATTTAATTATGAGGGGTATTCACTTGCACTGTACAAATGCAAGACAAAGAAAAATCCATTGCTGTTACTGGCTTTTGGATACCTAGCGTAGCAATGGATAAGTTTTTTTAAATTAAATTAAGATGAATATTTAATTAAAAAATAGAAAAGTCATCATCGTCTAAATCATCACCAATGTTTTCATAGGGACGACCTTGACTTAGACCATACAAAGGAAGTAAATCTTCTTTTGCTTTCTTACTACCTCCTCTCGCGGCAATAGAACGACTGATGATTTCTCTCTTAATGTAACGAGATCTAAAACTGGACATAGTGTGTGTGTGTTTAGGACACATCTATTGTACCAGCTTCGTGGGCAGGTGTGACCTTAGGTATTGCATTTAGTGGTATAAAAGATGATCTTATACCTGTAAACAATTCAACCGCAAGATCTAAACTAAGTTCTTGTTCACCATGAATACCATCTATGAAGAGTGAATCTTCCATTAGGTCTTCTATAGTTTTAAGAATGCCATCAACTTTTGTAACAATTGTGGCGTACTGCTCAGTTTTAGATTTCTTTTTTAAAGTTTTTACCATGTGCGTATGCAAGTTCATTGCACTTTACTATTAATTAACTTTTTCTTATAAACTGTGTTTTTGCTTATATTCTTCTGATCTTCTTATATTTGCTAAAACTTGATCACGAGTTTCACCTCTGATATTCATATCATCTAACCAATATTTAAAGCCTTCTCCATCAGGTTCTCTACCTAATTCTTCTTGATACACTCTATTTAAAAATTGCTCATCAGTTTCTACTGGTTGCAATTCGCACTCGTTAGGCATAACAGATTAGTAGTTATCTTTATTATGACTACTTTTTATTGTTTTACAACATGGCTTTAATTTCATCTAGACTCATTTGGGGAAAGCCAGGGTTCCTTAGTTTATATTCAGGTTGTTCTTTAAAGCTTGCTTCCAAATCAAAATTGGGATTCTCTTTTAATTGTTTTGCCCAGTAATTAAAACCTTCTTGGTCTGGCTTTCTTCCAAACACATTTTGGTAAGCTGATGTTATTTGATTCATAGATTTATCTAAATCACCTAGAGTTAAATTCATGCCTAAAATACCTTGTACAGGTGCTTTTAAGGCATCAAATTTTGTTTTATCTAATGAACCACCGACTGTAAGATCATCTTTAACTGTGTCTGCAGTAACAGCACTGCTTATGATTTCATTATCATCTCTTGTTTCGGATTGTAATTTATTTGCATAATCTGTTAAGAACTCTGTTCCAGGAGTTGTTTCTGTATCAGTAAACTCCCCACCTAAGGCGACGATAGCATCTATTTCTTTTTCTGTTGCTGCTCTACCTGCAGTTTTTAAATATTCATCCTTAACTGCTTGTCGGTTAATAAATTCTTTACTTGCCTGAAGTATATTCGGTATGTCTTCTTTTGTATCTGCTCCAGTTGTCATAGTACCCGTATCACCTAAAAAATATTCTTCTCCTTTTGGATCAATATTTCGATTGAAATATTTATTGTATTGTTTATTTAAAAAATTATAATTAGGGTCTTCAGGTTTAGGATCAGGAGTAGGTGTGGGAGTTGGACTAGGAGTAGGAGTAGGAGTAGGAGTAGGAGTAGGAGTAGGAGTAGGTGTGGGAGTTGGACTAGGAGGAGGAGTTGTTCCACCACCACTAGGAGGAGGAGTTGTTCCACCAGTAGTGGTATCTATAGTATTTGTTGATCCAGTAGGGGTACTAGTAGTAGATGCTGTATTTGTCTGACCACTTTCTACGATGTCACCACCAGCAGCTTGAGTTTGCTGTGTTTGAGTTCCACCAGTGACGTTAACAACAGGATTGAATTGATTGGAAATAGTTGAACTTACTCCACCAGTTGAAGTTCCACCAGTTGTACCACCACTAGTTGAGGTGCCTGTTCTATCATCATCTACTTGTTTTAGCTTTGATCGAGTTACAAAACCAGAAAGATAGTCAAAAGCTGGGGAGTATCTATTTAATTCAGCATCAACAATATCCATTCCAGCAGGACCATCAGGCTTGTACTGGTTATATCCGTACCGCTTAGTAGCCATTAAACTCACAATATAGTTATGACTATTCTATCTACTGTTATATATAGATCCTATTTATCGTCAGCGGTCAGTATGAATGTCCATAACCAAGCAAGTCCTAAGACTAATATAAGTAATTCAAATACTGGTGTAGGTAACATTTTTATTTTCTTAATTGTTTAATTTTATTCTCCCAGTACTTTCTTTCTATATCTGTAATCCAAGGAGAGTGGACCATAATTTGAGCCTCTTGTAGCCAATCTTTCGGAGTCCACTCCTTCTTTGGTTTTTTCATATACTTTTTATAAAGCACATCTCCAAGAGGTGCAAGTTCCTACCCAATCCTCTTCTTCTAATTGTTGCATACGATCTTCAGTGTCATAAAAATCACTTGTATAAGCTTTGTTAATTAATTCACCTAAAGCAGCTTCAATAGGATTTGTTATTACTTGGCATTGATTACCTTTAATACCTTCTACGTGTTCAGTAATTGTCTTACCGTCTGGGCTGATTACATAACGGACTTTGGTTTGTTTAGCCATGTGTGTTTAGAACAGTGTCTATCTTCATTATGCACCTTTTATTAGTCTTGTCTAGTCTCTCCAGTTGCATAATCTAAAGCTTTTCTTGCTGTTGGATATAACTTCACAACCTTTTTATCTTTTGTAGCTGGGATTGATATGGAGAAACCAAAGAGATCTCCTCCAGGGTCATCAGGTAATCCAAAAGGCATGATAAAAAATATTCCTGCATGTGCTACACATCTCCAACCAACATCAACGAAGCCAAGACTTCGTAAAGCACACTCAAGCTTTAACGAATAACAACCGTCTTCAAGCTTCATGAGGGAAACCGAACACTACATATTCAGAATAAAATGTCTTTGCTTAAGGGGGTCAAAAACGGAACTAAAAGGGCATAATCGGAACTAAATTTACTTCCGTAGTTGAACGCCGGTGTTTACGATGACATGCATTGTTTCTAAGTCTTCGTAAATGTCCATCAATTGTTTCTTTATATGCTTGGTGTGATTCAGTGAGCCAATTGCAATTAGCATTGTCTCTACCTGATGCTTGCAGTCACACAAGACTCTGCATTCAAGGGTTCCATATTCGTGAGTCATAATGTCAGGGTTTCAGAACTTCATCTTAACTTCTCCTGAGTTCGTTAACTTTCTCTTTATCTTTTCAATTTGTTATTTTTACTTATGATGTTTACCTTTTGATTTTTATATCCGATGTATGCAACTTGTGAGTCATGGAGCAATGTCTCTGGATATTTACTAAACCTACCTTTTTGTCTTTTACCATGTGTATAAAAACGATGAGTGCATTTTGTGCAAGATTTTCTTCTTACAACTTCATGTTTATTAATTGAATTGCCATATTTATCCGACACTGGACGTGTCAAAACGGTTCTTGTTAGACCATCGCATAAAGGACAATTCATTATTCTTCCAAAAGTTTAAGCATACCTTGCACTTTATATTCTGCTTTCTGTGATCCGTCCACTTGAGATTGAACATCATATTTAACTAAATATTTCCAAATTGTTCTATTCATTTTGTCTTGTTCTTTTTTTACTTCTAATATCGTTCCTTTCTTACAAACACCAAAGGTTTTACGAGGATTAGCACCTTCCTTTCGGCGTGTGTAAATGCTTCTAAGATCTCTATTCTTTTGTATTGAAGGAGCTTTAGCTCTTTCGATAACACGATCACCTATTTTATATATAGGTAAAGAAAGTTTGTTAGCCATAATGTTGAGTGAATAAAAAAAGGGACTTACGAGTGTACACTTACTTGCCAGCCTATGAACCCAAATCGGGGGCGGGAGCCACTGACAGTCCTCGATGGGAACCTGATACTTCATATCTTTGAGTGGGGATCTTAACCATATGGTCCGAATAGTTAAGTCTCTTGGATAAAGGCAGTGTAGTGAAGGTGTTAACGCACCAACTCCGCCCTGTGTTTAATACTTTTATTTAATTATCTTGTCAACAAGCATCATGTAAGCGTGTTGAGGAAGAATATCAAGATCCTTAGCAAGTCTGATTGCTAAAGATTTATTTTGAGGAGGCACTTCGTTCCACGTGTATCCCATATATTGATCGGATGAATCATCATCCATCATCTTTTTCTTTTCTTCGTAGGTGCGTTGTTCTTTTTTCATGATGTTTAATTAAGGTGTGCGGTAAATGTTTTTAAGAAAAATGTATAGCAAAATAACTATACAAATCCAGACGATAAAGGAAATCATAATTTAGAAAGGAATTTCGTCCTGTTCCTGGCAATGTTTATCCCATGGATGTACGTATCTATCCATGCGATCTAAATCACTAATACTTTGTCTAGGAATCTTTCCTGTCTTGGCCTTTGGCATACCAGCCTTGATCCATTCTTTGAAAGCTTCTTTTGTATCTTGATCTAGTTCTTCATCCCACATCTTTTCCCATTCATCCTCTCTTTGATGTTTAATAAGTAACTCAGTAGTTTTGATTAAACCTTTGCTTGCACCAACAGCAGCAGATAGATTACCTGCTTCTCTAGCCGCTAGTCGATCTTCTTTAAGACATTCCATTGTTTGACAGATCATGAAAGTCTTATCCTCTGGATCAACAGATTTTACTAATAAAGTTTTACCTTGTGAGACATAGTCTCTAGCTTGTCTTTCAGTAACTTCATATTCTTGGGCAAGCATCTTTACTACAAGTTGGCTAGGAGTACCACGTGATAACAAATCAGCAGCACGTTCTGATCGCTGCTCCAGCTCAGCGTTTGTCGCTCTTTTACTTGCCATTATTCGACTTCCTCCTCACTTGCTTCTTTCTGGAGATCCTCTAAGGTCTTACCTTCTTGTTGAGCTTTATGTATGTATAAACAGTTGTGAGCACCAACAGTGTCATAGATTTTACTTGCAATGATTGAAACTGTATCACCATGTTCTATATCTTCAGTTTCAATTGACATTCTTGCTCCTATTGAAGCAGCCTCTGATGAGGTATAAACACCTTGTACGTAGGGACCAGTAGGATCGACCACGACATATACAAGGTTGGTCATGATTTCGTTTTCTGTATTCTCAGTGTTTAGCATGATTAGTGTGTGGGAAATGTAAAGAATTTGTAACTAAGCTTTACTTTTGACTAACTCAAAAGCATTTTCTTTCTGTTCATCAATGTATTTTGCAAAGTCAATAATGAGTTCATTCCATTTAAGTCTTTGCTTGATAAACATGTTCCATTCATTTGTAGATTCAAAATCATTGGAGACAAGGCTTGTGTTACTCAGAGCACGTTTTACCTTACTTAAAAGGTTTTTAGCATCTGCACAGTTGTTACCGTACTGGTTTGCTTTTTCTAAATTACCGGAGAAGTTAGGAAAAACTTTGTAAGTTGATTCCAAGTTTTCTTGTGTAGGTAATTGATGTGAGAAACGATTTAATAAATGTTCAATCTCAAGTGGTTTGAAATTAAATGCATGGATTAGTTGTTCCTCTATGTCTTCCATAGACCATTTGATGAGATCACTAAAGGTTCTTTTAAAGATCCGTTCAGCTTGTGATGCAGTGGCATCATTACTTAACAGTGTTCTGAGAAGTCTCTCGTCCTGCTTGTCTGATAAGTCTTTGTAGTTGGTCATACTCTGTAGAATCTTCAGTCGTCCAATCGTATTCTCCTTGGAGAAATGCGTCTTGTTTTATTGCGATAGTTTTCAATCGTGTTTGTAAATCAGAATGTGTCATTAATTATTTGGATTAAGTGAAATTGTCCAATCATCTAAAGAAGAGAGTGGAAGACTAATGATGCCCTCATCAAACATCAACTCTCCTGCTCCGTCATATTCAACGAGTTGTAATAGAGGTTCAATCTTTCCAGAAGATGTAATGTCAAGCACCAAGTCCATACATTTAAACTCAGTTCCATGTGCATTCCTAGCTATGGCTCCTTTGAGAGAGTTAACGCTAATGCTTGAGTTAATTAGTTTCATCTTCCTTTACCTCCTCTTGTGTTTCATCTGCTTCTAACTCAGCTAGTTTTTCTTTTTCTTTTAGATCGTCGTAGATAGCTTCAACTTTGTCACTTTCCATTCTCCATATCTTACGTAATCTTTCTTCTTCTTTTTCTAATTTTGGAATCTGATCTTCTAATTCAACAACTTTTCTAAAGTCATTTCTCTTTGCTTGGCGTAAGACCTCCAATGACTCAGATATATTTTCATATAATGTTTCGTCTGCACAATACATACCAAAATATTTACGTGCAAATTTCTTTTCTTTCTTACCAAGTGATGATCCACATTCAAAATCACATCGTAATTCATTCAAGATTCCTAAAGCTGCATCATGTGTAGTTGAATATTGAGTTAGATTTTCAACTTTATTTTTAACTTCAGACAGCTTATCTCTAACAACATTATGTTCCGCATCAGCTTTATCTAAAGCAGGATACTGGCCTTTTGTTTCTTTTCTGTAGTCCCAGAAGTAGTCAGGTAGTTTTTTTGTCATTGGATTAATAATCAGAAGGGAATAAAATTGTTGTGTAGCAGAGGTCAGGTTTATTAGTTTTCATGATTTCTTCTTATCCTTTAAAGATTTCTCTAACTTTTCATTCTTAGCTTCGATTGCATTCATCATCACAAAGTTATGAATGACTTCATTGTGCTTTTCGACTACAAATTGACAGAAACCAGCAACGATTTCGCCTTGTTCCATCATTTTTTGAAAAGATTCTGGATCATTCTCATGATCTATATCGCAGTTTGTTTTTAAATATTTGATGAGTGCAGATAACGTATCGATAGCAGTTTCACGTTGGTCTACTGCTTCATTCCATTTATCCATTGCTGCTTCAAAAGCAGAAAGTTTTTCAGTCATTGGATTAATAATCAGAAGGAAATAAAATTGTTGTGTAGCAAAGGTCAGGCTCATTAGTTTTCATGCCATAGCCATTGGTGATGATCCATAGATCTCTATGTTCATGTGCCAGGCTATAGCGTGAATGAAGACGACCTCCAGCTCTTCTCATGAAAGCTTGATCGTTTAGCTTTCTATCTTCTTCGGTGAGATCTCCCCAATCACCTCTGAAGTGTCGTGCTAAGTACCTTTCAACAATGTTGTCAGGTACAGTAGCAGCAACTTTATCGGTGGCTACGATTCTTCCAAAGGCTGGAGAGTAAAGGCTTGCTATATCTGTCATTTTGGATCTACCGGACTAATGTAAAAGGTTGGATCATTTGTAGCAAATCCATTGTCTTGCTCTAATTGTTGTGCTGACTTGAGATCTAACTTTAATTTCTGTGTTTCTAATGTGTAAGTCCAGTTCCCTCTTGCTTTTAGCTGCACTGCATAACCAGTTTTTATACAATCTAATTTTTCTTTAGCCTGCATATTTGAGCTAACCATATAAGAAGCTATTTCTGCTGAAAGTTCTTCGTATGGTTCCTTTACTTCTTCATTAAATCTTTTTATCTGTTCTCTCATTTTGTGGTGTTGCTCAAGTTTTGATTGAATTGAAGCCTGAGATGGTTTCTGTCTACCACCCTTTATTTCTCTTCTATCAATTTTTTGATAGCCAGGAATTGATTCTTTTGTTTTCTTTTTTGGATTAGTACTTGTCATTAGAAAAAGTAAGTGTGTGTATTAAGAGCCTGTTAAGGCGAGAGTGGGAGAAGTTACGCCCTCGGTCTGCTTACGCAGTCCCACACCTTGGGCAGCTTCTTGGCCTTGACTGTGACCATGACCAGCACTGTATTTACTGCTTGATCTACGGATGTCAGGGTAGTTATCCAAGAGGAATGATAGAGCAGCTTTTTGCTCTCGTTTGTTATGTTCAACCAGTACAAGAGCTGGCTGATTATTTTCAATGATTTCTTTTGACTCTTGTTCTTTTTTTAGTTCTATCAAACGTCTATGTATTGCTTGTGCAAAGCCTTTACGAAAGTTTGTACGGAATGATCTTGGAGCATCTTTATTTTCTTTCTTGGCCTCTTTACTTATCCTTTCCATCTCTTCTATGAGATAGTCACCATACAATTCAATCTGAATTTGATTTGCTTTACTAGCTATTATTTTTAGTTGCTTGCCATTACTGAGAGTGTTATCAATCATAACTACTCCGTTGTAATATTTTGCAACTGCTGCAATCAATCTGTAGATCGCAATGTCTCTCTTCTTATATGATTTACCAAAAGGTAATTCAATTACTTCATCTTTATCAGGATCAAAGTCAGCAGTGATATCTTGCTTTGCTACACCATGCTGTTTGCATAATGTTTCAAACTTCTGAACTGCAACTGCTGCTTCATTTGCGTTAGAGCTTTTGGAGAGACGTAATAATTTAGCTAACTTAGCTTTGATTTCATTTATATTCATGCTTCAACCTCTTCTGACATAAGCATTTCTGCCTCTTTATGCGTATGATTAAATACGTGCATCAACAAGAGATGAAATATATTTAAGTCTTGCTTAGAACTTTTTAATTCATCTACAAATTTGTCATAATCTGCTTGACCTTGATGTGTAAATATAATTAAATTTGTATCATTATCAATCGAACAGATTTGTGGTAACAGCGTAAAGACTCGCTGTATTAAGCCATGTTTAGTCATTGAATTTGGGTGGTGATGTGTGTGTAAAAAAGGTAAGACGATTAGTCTTTTCTTTCAAGCCTTCGTTTCAAAGCTTTACGAATGATGTCAGCTCCAGGATCGTCCACCATCTCGAATAAATTTACCAGCTCTGGATAGGTTCTGCACATCTGTTCAAGATGATCTAAACCAAGCTTTACGCATTGATCCATCATTGCTTTTCCTTCTGCTTCATCGCCTCTCTCATATGCTTTCTCGCCTTCAACTCTGATAGCGTCAAGAAGTTGTGGTGTTAATTCAGTCATTAGATTGTGGTGTGTGTTAGTTAGATTCTTTAAACCAAGGCATCATACGCACTTCTGAGAAGTATTCATAAGGCTCTTGCTTCAAAGCATTTTGAAAGATCGAAATCATATCTGTGACCTTGATCGTATCAGAAGAATTAGTTCTTACCTGACCAAGGCTGTTGAGCACATATTTAATTTGCTCATCAGATAGATCAACTTTTTTCATTGTGCTCCATCGATTTCTTGTTGGATGATCTTTGCAATTCGTGCAGGATGTATTTGTCCTGAATAAACTGCCGCTTGTAGTAGCGAAGCTTTGATAACTTTCCAATCACTTACAGGAAATTCTAGTGGCAGATGCTTTTCAGCAGTAGTAAATTCTTTTGGGATGCTCATAGTTGGCATTGTGCGTTGTAACTGTCCAGTGTGTAAGGGAGCTTGGCTCGTTCTTTTTTCTGGGCATCAATGATATTCTGATACCTAGTTCTCTCCTCGTCATTGATATTTGATACATATCTGGCTATCACCTCTTGCTTTAACCAGACATCATTATCACAAGCTTTGACGAGATCATAAACAAAGGAATCATTTTCGGAATCAGACATAGAGAAAAATTAAAATCAACTGTATTAATAATGCTATGCATTTATATATAGTCAGTTTTTGTTTCGGGATTGTTAGATTAGTCATCGTAAGCCTCCAAGTTTGAGTGAAGAGTACATGTAATCATTTCCTCTTTCTTCAGCCAATACACATATTCTAAATCTTTGTCTTCCCATGGTTGGTTCTTAGCCAGCAAGTAACGTGAAAACTTAGGATCTTCAACTTTCACTACACGATAAACTTTGCCTTGTCTGACACTGCCGCTTACGTGCTTTGTTGCTTTGACTAATTGATTGAGTTTGAAAGGCATGATGATTAGATAATTGTCTTTGGTGGATGTGGTGCAAACAATTTATTATTCATTTTCTATTTCGTCTATAGCAGGGTTTACATAGCAAGGCTTTATCCATTTCAAAACTCTTTGTTTACGGCCTGGCCCTTGACATACCCAGCGTTGATGTCCTCTCCTCCAGTGCGGTCTAGGTGACTTACCCTTCATTGGTACGTGGTCATCAGGGTATTCATATTTAGTTTTTGTACTGTTGTAACCCTCTCCTATCCATGTAGTCGGTTGAGGAGGTATCTCTTGCCCTACTTGACTAAAACCTGTAGCTCTTGGAAGCATTGGAGATTTTACTGATACATACTCAGTGTGGTGACTCATGGTTAATATTGTGTTTGCAACTATGTTTATTAGACCAGCATATGTATCTGATATTTGACAGTTTTCATCTAAGTTTTGATTTCTATTCTTATCTTTTTTAAATGTTTCACGAGTCTGTATATCATCCGCACTCTCAAATACTTTGAAGTTCTTTGTTCCATCTTTCCAATTAAAGTCAGCAAATACTGCACCACACTTATCATCTAAAGCAAGTATTTTAAATCCAGACTCGAACATGTAACCGTCTCTTTCATCATCTATATAATTAATAGGATCTAATCTTTCATCTAAACTCTTTCGCATATCATCTATAAGACTTTCACCTTTGTATGCTTTTCTACCTTCATAAGCATCTCTTTGTTCTTCCGAATATAATTCTAGAAAGTCGTTGTAATACTTCCTCAATCTTTTTCTATAACAATTATTTGTGACTACCAGTATTGCTCTCGTGTTTCTAATAACTGAGTGACCATTCTTGTGATCATAATCTACGATTGAGATTTGATTCTTTGGAAGCATTATTACAAAACTAGGTAGAATTTCATTTTGTACAGCATCAAAGCTTGGTATATCAGTCCTATAAAAATCATCTAATATTTCTTTAGTTAGGTAGATAGGTTCTGCTCTATTTTCCATTATTTCATCGCCAAGTAAATGTGATTCTTCTAAACAATTTTCTCTTTTTCTTGAGAATATTCTGTTAGATACTGTCTCTACTGATTCTTGTGTGAATCCATCTTGTCTTAGTCTTGTCACCCAATGGAAGACCCAAGGCCATGCAGCATATCCATAAGGACTTTGCCATCCTTTTAAGTAACTAAGCATGTGCTTTTCTTCTTTCCTTATTGTTTCTTCTTGTCTCTTTTGTATCCCATGTCCGTTGAAGAAATTGATTAACTCTGGAGTAACCCTGCCACCTTGACTATCAAGGAATCTAAAGTCTCCTATCCTTTTATTAGTATTGTTCTCAATGTAGTCATGTTTTATTGTAACCATTGGATTCATCTCTATACCATTTAACTTACTTCTTATTCTTCGTTGTTCCCTAGAAGTTAAACGTGGTCTGCGTGTTTTCCCATGGTTTGACAAGGGTTGAACTGCAAATTTGTCTGACATTTTCATAACTCTGTATTTTGATAGAAATGTGTGTGTAGTTTTAGGTGTAACAAATGATACCCAGGATCAGTCATCCCAGTCGATGTCAGTGAGGTCTCCTACCTCCTCAGGATCACATTCATCAGCCCACTCCCAAGTAAGAAACTGATACCCTTTCTCTTTGCGTAAGTGATGAAAGATCTCATCTGGAGGACACCAAGCAGTGTCAAATTCAAGAGTGAGCATGTTGTCTGCTGGTTGATAGTCAACCTCAACATCATGTATGTCCCATTTGGTTCCCCAACGATTTCGACACCAGTCATACCATCTTTCATCAGCCCTCTTACTTGAAGGCCACCTCCAAGTAATGTAATCCTCTCCACTAGAAAGTTTCATTACATCCTTTTCAGGTAACTCACCTTTCTTTGCCACAGTGACTCCTACACAGTCTTTTAAATCCTCTGAAGCAGGTGTGTTTTGCCAGTCAGGTTGAGGTATAAGAGTGTTGAAGGGACTATCAGACTTAAAGATGTCTGCTAGTTCTTTAAGCTTATGTGGGTTGTCATGAGTGACCATGACTGAGTTGCTGCACCAGTTAGGCATTAGTTTTCTCCTCGATTGTGTGAATAGTTTGTGTGTCGTAATCTGTGAACGCATCACAGTGATCTATTGAACCATCTTTGATAGCTTTTAAAGCTTCTTCTTTTGAATCTGCTTCTACTTTGTAATAGAAGAATTGATTACATTGCATTGTGATTTCATAAACAGTCATTAGTTTTCTCCTCCAAGAGTTAGTTTTTGTAAGTAATGTCTGATTAAACGTAATTCAGTAAGAACAGGATCTTCTGTTGATTCATGTGATTTTAAATGTGGGTAAAGTTTATAAGCATTTTTAAATGCACCTCCTTTCTCTTTGATATAGTCATATAATTTTTCCTGAGATTTTACGCAATTAGGTAACCATCCTGTGTTAATTATTCCTTCATGAATTAGTCGTTGAACTTTTTTGTGATCTTCTGGATTGTCCCAACATGAATCATATATAGTTAAGGCTTTATCGAAAGTAGTTCTTCTTAGTCTTACTTGTATTTTATGACGGGAGCGGTGAGTAGTAATTCCTCTAATTCCTATTGGATTTGGAGTTACAGATGTGTTCATTAGTTTTCTCCTCTTAGTGGGAAAGTTTTCCATCCATCTGGAGTAAAGACATAGAGATACTCACAGTCCCAACCACTCCAAAACCTCATAGCTTCTCTCTTTGAGATGCTTACTCTGGGCTTACATGTAGCCCATTTGTCACCCCTCTCTGAGTGATACAAGGGCTGTGGTTCCCTCGCCTCTGCGAAGTAACCATGTTCTCCTGATAACCATGTTGATCTTGTTTCAAGTGAGGACATACTTCCTTTCTTTATCAGTGCTACAACTGATTTCTTATCTTTGTATTTCTTTAACTCCCTCTCTTTAGTGTCAGGGTGGCCGTCCCAGTGGCAGTAAACAGCTTTGATTCTCCCTGAAGGCATCATGTAGCCTATTGCTGATCTTGTACTCATTGTTAGATAACTGTGTGTGTTGGTGGTGAGAAGTAAGGATTAATTATTTTCTCCTTTGTTTTTTAATTTGGTCGTTTAATTTTTTAATAATGTCGTTACCCATTTGACGTTCTTCTCGAAGATATTTATCTTCTCTAATTTCTTTGTCAGTTAATTGACAATATTCCTTTAAATAATATTTATGGAATTTGATTTTTTCTATAATAAATTCCATTTCTTTTCTAGTCATTGATTAGATAAATGTGTGTGTTGGTGGTGAGAAGTTAGGGTCTTAGTCGTCTAAAACCCATAGTTGTGGTCTGTAATAATCCTCTCCAGTGTTGTCAGGAGTTGGATCAAAGTAATAATGGTAGTTCACTATCTCCAAAACATTCTCTAAAATTTCAGGTTCAACTGATTTGTCCATTTCGTGCATGGTTTGCTCTTGTTTCTGTAAGTCTGTAAGTTTCTTACTAAACTCTCCCATTAGGGCGTAGAAGGATGTGCTAGTCATGGTGTTGCTCCGATAGGTTTAATAGTTGAGGGAGACTATTTCCCAAATACGGCTAAACTCTTTTAGCCATTGTCTCTGAGCTTCGTTTAACTCTGCGGTAGCTAGTAGGTCATCAGCAGATAGAGGTTCTAGCCCCTGCCTCGCACAGTAGTCCTTATGGAGGCTCGTTAGATATTCAATTGTTGTGTCAGTTGGGTTAGTGATAGACATGAGTTGATGGATTACATGAAGTGTGTCGAGGTTAGTCATCAGCAATAGTGATTACAGGGGCAAGAGTTTCTTTAAGTTCCATGTTTGGATTAACAAGAGACAAAGCACCTCCATCATTGTTTTCATCATCTTTGCTAGGAATTAGCCAAGTACCATTTTCTAGCATCATCATGAGAGGGCAGCTATACCAGCCCCAGTCTTCAGCCTCTGTCTTGGTCATGTAGCGTACTCTGACAATGCGTTGACCTAATATCTCAGGGGATAGGCGGTTCTTCCACTGCTGTCTGAGTGAGTTTTGAAACTTCTTCTGTTTTTCAAGGAAGTTAGCTACTTCTGAGTTAGACAATGGCTCAGTTGATGCCTCGTTAGCATCTTTCTTTGTAGTCTTCTTGGATGATCTTTTAGTAGGCATGATTAGTTAGCGTTGGTGTTGTTGGTGATTAGTTCTTCAAGGGTTTCTTCTCCAAGATATTCTTTAATATCTTTTTTAATCTCATCAATTGAGAGATTATCAAGACCCTCAGTTATCTTTTCTATGGCAAATTGTGTTAACGCTTCTGTGTCCATAGTGTCAACAATTAATTCTGCATAATCAATTTTTAATTCTGCAAAATTTAGGTCATCTACTTTAAGCATGATTAATAAAGAAGTGTGTGAAGTTGTTTGATACGTGCAAGAGGTACAGCAGCAGCCTGAGGCACTATGGAGTTACCTAACGCCTTTAAACGCAGTACCCTATTGGATAGCCCATCATCTCCTCTACGAAGTGTGGGTTGAGATACATACCCTCTCCAGTCAGGGTCGAGTGTGTGTGGTTGAGGACTCCAGCAAGGCGTTTCTTCTCTGCTGCCTTCTGATAATTCATATTCTCTCCACTGTCCTTGTAATCCCTCGCGGTCGGTGTTGGTAGGTTCAGTTTCTGTAGCTCGTTGAATAGCTTTACTGTGTCTGGGTTGACTGCCTCCCTTAAGTTGGCAAGCTTCTTCCTCCCCTTTCTGTGTTGTGTTGTCTGTTTGACCATCGACTCGAAGCCTCTCTGAGGTAGATGATCCATCGCTGTTGGAGTAGGTAAAGTCTCTGCTATTGTCTCCTCCAAACGACAGTTGTTCTTGCCTCTCTCCTTGATTGTCTCCAACTTCTCTGTCATAGCTGCTGATGCTCTTGGAGTTGGTAACAGTGCTGCTAGTAGTGGCTTCCCTCCCTGCTTGAACGGTACTCTCTGCTCTACTTTCGAGGAGGCTAGAGGGGTAGGTAATAATCCAGATTCGTTCTCTTTTGTGGCAGGTGTTTGCCATATCTGCTGCCGAAACAGCCGCCCACTCAGCATTAAACCCTGCTTTGGCAATTTCTTGGAGGATTTGCTGGAAAGTTTCCCCTTCTTTGTGAGAGAGTAAATTTCTAACATTTTCAAAGAGGATGAATTTAGGTCGTATTTGCCTAGCGAGTCTGAGGACTTCAAAGAATAACCCACTTCTTGTGCCCTCTCCAATCCCTGCTTGTTGTCCTGCGACTGACAAGTCCTGACAGGGAAAACCTGCTGTGATGACTTGGAATTGACCTTCTTTGGCGTTGAATGTTTTGATGTCATCGTGAATAGGTACGTTAGGAAAGTTTTTGCGTAGAACTGACTGACAGTAGGGATCAATCTCTACAAATTGTGTTGTCTTGAAGCCTCCTACAAGGCGTTCAGCAGCGTAAGAGAATCCACCGATACCTGAGAAGAGGTCAAGAACTTTTAGTGTCATCAGTCCTCCCCTCCCTGTGGGTAGTCACCCCTCTCATAGATTCTGTCAGCCCTCTCAGCCGCTAGGGTATGACACCATGAGAGATCATACTGATAGCTGTAAGGGTCAGAGTATTCGGGGCACTCCTCAAGAACTGCGGCGTACTCCCTTTCATAAATCTCTGAGTATGTTTCTTCTTGATTGTGGGTACTCATCACGCCTCCCCTCCATTTAGTTCAGCCGCGATCATATCGTAGAAATTGTCTCCTGATGTGTAGTCTTCTAAATCGCTTATCAAGCCATCGAAATCCTCAGATGGAGGCATGAAAGATATAAAAGCGTTCACTGCATCCGTGCCATATGTATCTCTCAGACTGTTGAGGTAGTCTTCTCTATCGGCATAGCCCTTTGATTGATAGACTTTTTTAGGATAATTTTCCATAGTGTTAACTTGCTTTGGTAGTGGTGTAGGAATAGTGTTAGTCATTTGATTAACCCAAACTTAAGGTCATAGACTTTGGACTCTCCCCTAGTGGATCTTGGCTGTATCCTCGGACCATATTTAAAGCGATAGCCTAAGGTCTTGGAGAGTCTCTTTACTAGGGTTAGTGTCTTAGTTAGATCACTAGCACTAGCCGAGATACTAAAACGAATTTCATTAATCATTGTCTAAGTCCTCTAGGTAATCAGTTTCGTAGATGTTTTCACATAGGTGACCACCCATATAAAAGTATTTATTTGGGTTAGGTGTTTGTTGATCCTCAGTCAGTTCTAAGGATTCTTCAAAAGAAATTTTTCTCATTAGTCAATACCTATGAATGAATTGATTAGTTTGGTTAACTCTTTACGGTCACCTAGAGTACTTGTTTTAAATAGTGAGGACTCTAAGGTGTTTAATTCATTCTCTAAGTCAAGAATGATTTGAGAGTCATTTAAAGTTTGGCAATAGTTGATGACTTTACCAAAGCTTTTTAAAAGGTCTTTATCCTTTTGATTAAGTTGGTCTAATTGATCCTTTAAAGTCATGCTGACCACCCTTGATACTCCTTTTCAACATCGTAGTACCCTACCTTACGGCCATTGTTTAGCTGTATGTAGTACCTATCACTACGTTTAAAAGGTTGGTCAATGTAGATAGGATCATCGTTAGATGAAATTAGTCTGAAGTAGTTCATAGCAATTAAATAGAATTGAGTTTGGATAGTGGTTAAGCGATGCAGAATGATTTTTTTAGAGCATCGGTCATGTTAGGGACTCGCTTGAAACGTAGCCCTACAATGTAGGTATCATCGTTAAGGTCGCCTACTCTCCAATCTGTCTTATCACCGTCCAACACTTTATAAGTGCGGCCCTTGATAGTGATAGTCTCAGGTAACGGCTTGTTACGGCCAATATCAAACGCGGCTGCTAGGTTTAATTGATTGTTTAAAGCAGTCTGTAAGGTATCGAATTTAGAGCCCCAACTAAGTGTTAAGTGATAGCCCATATTTTGAGCCTTTATAAAGTCCCTATCAATTCTCTTTGTGTAGTCATAAGGCTTGAGAGTATCCCCTACCCTTGACTCTTTAACATAGTCATAGGCGTTAGTAATAGCTAATAAGATTGAGTCATAGCGACCTGAATTAACATTGATATTGAATTTTTTGA